AAGTTGGTGCCGATGATGGTTTCGCCGGTTACTACGCCACGGTATTCACGGATAGGGTGGCCTTCTATGGTTGGAGTGGTACTTAAAATCATAACGTATGTTCTAAATAATTGAAAATTAAAAACTTATGCAGACTGCTTTTTTCTTGTGCAGTTTTTATTCAGGTTTTTCACGATTTCGGGCGTGAAGCCAGTCGCATAGAACTCCCCAGAGCCAAGGAGCAGCCAGTATGGGTTGATGTGGTAGTCACGTACCAGGAACTGAACCCATGACGGACGGAAACGACCGTAGTACTCGGCAGGCTTTTCTCGCAGGGACATGATGTTCCAGCGGTTGATACCATACCGGTCAGTTATTGTCTTCAGACCGCCAATGCAACCATCAGCCTTCAGGCGGTCGATGGCAGAGAAGAAACGAACTACTATATCCACATCAGCGGACATCAGATTTTTATCTTCCATAATCTTTCTGTTTTTGATAGGCACGACTGAAAACGCTTTCCAGCCTTGCCCGGTGGTTATTCAATCTTTGCGACCAGTCCTGCAACTGAGCCAGCGTTGGACGAGAAGTCAGCAGCCCATCCACCTCGGAAGGGGTGAGCACTGGCAGATATTTCTCGTAGGCGAGAAGAACACTAAGATACTTCATTCAAACACGAATTGCCGAGGTTGTTTCTTTCTTTTAATTTCATCAAAGCCACCTTTGGCAACATCAGATAGACTTTTGTAGGTATAGAATGATGAGGATGGAAGAAACCCTTTTTTGTTTTCAATGGTAACACCTTCTGCGGATGGGATAAAGAGGAAACCTTCTACCTTTCCAGTTGTTACCTCGTTTCCGTCAATCGTGTCGTCAAGCCTGTAAGTCCTACCCTTTTCTTCACCTTCAAGTGAGACAAGAAATTTGAGCGTTCTTTGCAGTTCGTTTCTTCCACGAAACCTAAGATAGAAAGATTCAATCATCTTAGCTGAATTAACATTGTTTATCTGCCAGTAATACACCGTGTCTTTTTGCGGCTCAAAAACGGTGTAGCTAATAACTGGAGAAACGTCATAACTCCTAGATAGAAGTGTTTGCGAACGCACACCCACGCACGCAAGCGCAAGCGCAAACAGCATTATTATCTTTTTCATATTACTTTTCGTTTAAATGATTAATATTTCTGTCGTAGAACTCATTCCAAGCCTTTTTCTTGATGAAGACGAAGAAGAGCAGCAGCCCTAGGGCGACCATCAGCAGCTGCAGCGGCTGGCGAAAAACACCGAACCCGAAAGAACGCTGAAAGTCGATGCAGAATGAAATCAGCACTCCGTAGGTAATGAATGCCCGATGCACCCAGCAGAAGCATAGGCTAGGCTGATGATGATCCAGACAATGAAGCCGAAGAGCGAGCAGTCGAATATCCACTCCGTGAGTTTTACCCGAATGCCGAACGAGAGCAGAGTGCAGTGAACCAGCATTACAAGCGCACCCACTGGAGGGATGATACCTATTATCAACCTGCTGGCTTTCCATAGCCAGCTTTTCCCGAGGGCGGCAAGAAGAACCTTCTCCTTCCGCTCTATGAAATCCTCATCTTTCATCGTTACTTAGAATTTTAGTTGATATTGTACCTGGAGCGAGAACTAAAGTTCACGCAACCACTTCTGACCTTTCTTTGATTTCAAGAAAATGCCGAATGCAATGGTCATTCCCAATGCCATCACGTTAAATAACAAGAATGCATCCATAATCTTTATTTTTTAAATTTCATTATATAATTTGCAAGGTACGCAAGTGATGCGCCACAAGCCACACCCGACACCAAGCAGACTTGATGAACCGCCTGCAATGGGTCACCAGTTAGTAGAGGAGACAGACCACCGACAGCAACGCTTCCGTACATCATTTTCGAGCAGTCGTACAGATACCCAGCCAAGAGCTTTCTTCTGTCCGTCTCCCTATCGTCTGTTGTTTTTTGACTAACCATACTTTTTCATTTTGCAAAGTTACTAAATTATTTTTGCCCGACAATGGCAAGCAGCGTTTTTACTTGACTTTGCAGGAACTCATTCTGTTCTCGCAGCAGTTTATTCTCAGCAGCCAAGGCAGCATCACTACCAAGCGACTGGGAGACATTAGGACTGTTCGAACCATTAACATTTGAGCCTATAACAGCCTCTTCCATCTCGGCAGGGAGTGGAGGGGCACACTTGTCGATGATTTCCTTTATCTTTTGGATAAAATCAATTTTTATAGTTTTGCGACCAAGACGAGCCTGCACATTCTGTGGTGTAGTCCCCAGTTCTCTAGCTACATCGCTCATTGTCAAGCCCGAACGCTTTATATACTGCTTTAATTCTTCTCCACTCATAATTGTAAATCAATTTAAAATTAATTAAAAACTTACTAAAAACAACTGCAAAACAATTGTTTTTCAATTTTCTTTTTGTATTTTTGCAACCGAATTACAAAGCGAGTTTAAAAACTCATTTGCAAAGATAAAGAAAATAATTTAAAATACAAATAAAATGGGAGAAAATTTTAATTATGATTTTCGGACACCGTTGCAGAAGCAGCAGGATGAACGAAAGAAGAACATCATAGCGATGTTTGCAGATTTCCGAGCAAAAGCACCTGCCGAGACCTCAGACAGCAGAATAATGCTCGCAGTATCACAGCGTGTTGGTTGCACCCAGCAAAACGTGCGTGTTATCCTCATCAAGGCTGGATTGATAACACCAAAGAAGAGACGTGCAGCCGTGCGCAAATAATCAAGTGGAACCATTAAACATTCAGAGCGTATGAAGAAGTTTATCGAGATTATCACAAGTGACGAAGTAATAAGCCTGGCAGTTGCCATCGTATTAGTAACTTTAATCTTTTGGAGGGCTTAATTATGACGAACGAAGAACCAAAGGTAGCGGATGCAGGCAGATACACCATGACAGAAACCTGCAAGGTGCTGGGCATCCATCGCAACACCCTGCGCAGATGGTTGCAGGCTGGTAAGATTAAGGTCAAGTTCCGCAGAATCGACAACCGCAAGGTCTTCGAGGGCAGCGAGATTAAAAAAGTCTGGAGGATTGCCCTATGATGAATGCCTACGAAAAAGCGAAGCAGCTGACCGCCAAGTGGGAGCAGGAGCGAAAGGACAACAAGCGACTGGCAACCATGAAGGAAGCGGAAAGACGCATTCAGGTAAGGGAGTTCGACAACATGCTTTGTCTTTCACTGGACGGAGTTCCGGTGCTCCCGATGAGCGAGTTCAACAAGCAGACGCTTGCGGACGCACGTCTGACATTCTTTAACTATTTAATCAGACGGTAAGAGCGTATGGAACCAAGAATTATCAGACAATGCGAAAAGGCAATGTACGATGCCATCTGGCTGGAGTTAGACCGTGATCCACAGCGACCAGCGGTTGCAAGGGTAGATATTAAAACCAAGGCAGGCAATATCTGCGTATGGTGCGACAGAACCGGGAACACAGCGGTCGTGACGCACAAGAATAGCAACAACGACAGCGAGCGGCTGGAGGAAGCTATCGAGGGCTGCGTTAACTATCAAGACGTGATGGACGACTGGCTGGAAGAGAACAGCCAGTATGCAGATCAAGACCCGATGGACGCCTTCGAGGAAAGCAGGCTCGACAGCCTTATGGCTCAACTGGTTTGACCACATAAGTTTTTGCTTAGTTTATATGCTGAAACCCTGCAGCGGCAGGGCAAAGGGCGCGCGCTAAACTCATTTCAAAGGTTATCTAAAATTAGTTGTTTTTACCATGTAATATGCGGAAACGACAGCGTGCGCCCTTAAACGGAAGGGCATCCCTCGGCAGCTGGCAAGGGGGGTAAGTTTTGGCAGTCAACTGGGGTTCGAATCCCCAGCCTTCCACTAGAGTTAATTAAAATATTATGTTGAACAATAAAAAGAACGAATTATGGAAAATGAAATTATCAATGTGAGCGGTGGCGAAATGCTGGAAGCTATCAACCGCTCGGAGATTGACGGACAGATTGCCACAGCGCACAAGTTCCCGAGAGACATCATGCAGTGCAAGCAGAATATGGTAGCATTGGCAGCCATGGACGATGATGTAGCCTACAACTGCTTCTATCATCTGGAGCGCAAGGACAAGGACGGAAAGACAACAGTAATCGAGGGTCCAAGCGTCAGGTTTACGGAAATAATTTCCGCCTGCTGGAAGAACCTGCGCATCGCTGGTCGCATCATCGCGAACGATGGCAAGACCATAACGGCACAAGGCGTCTGCCACGACCTAGAAAGTAACGTTGCTTACTCTACCGAAGTAAAGCGAAGCATTCTGACATCGAAGGGCTACACCTACTCTCAGGATATGCAGGTGGTAGTTGGCAATGCAGCCGTTGCGATCGCCCAGCGTAACGCAATCTGCAAGGTCGTGCCGCAAGTATTGATTGCAAGTGTAGTGAAGGATGTGCAGGCAAAGGCACTGGAACACATCAAGCAGACTGGCGTACAGAGCCAGTGGAAGAGCTGCGTAGCCTGCTTCCAAGTGTACCAGGTAACAGACCTTATGCTGCTGGAATACCTGGGCAAGAAATCAGCCGAGGAAGTCACAGCAGAGGATATTCAGAAGCTGGCTGGTGTGTACAACGCTATCAAGGAAGGAACGACCACCGTAGAGGAGACCTTCAAGAAACCAAAGCAGCAGGATGCCATCGCACAGCAGGCGCAGGCAGCAGCCGATGATGCCAAGAACAAGGCGCAGAAGGCAATGAACCGCAGCCAAGGCAAGACTGGAACAGCAGCGAAGAAGTAGTTTAGTTTATAATGTTATAGCGTTTCCCGATTAGCCGCAGGGCAACCTTCAGTGTGGGAACCTGACCAGATTATAGGGAACCTGCGGCAACTTTTAAACATTCAGTAAATATGGCAGAAAAAGAAAACAATCAGAGACAAGAAAGCACCATCGACAAGTACTTCGAGAATACCTCAAAGGGATTCGATGAATGGGTCGATGAAAACGAGGAAGAAAGAAGCTATTTGCAGATTGCGGCAGAGTGCACTGGAGATAAAGACGAAGAAGGGAAACCTGGCTACGATTTCATTGTGGCTTACAAAGGTAAAGCCAAATTCCTCGCAGACGGACTTTATCAGGATATGAAAGATGATAAGTTCCTACGCTCGATTGTTATTACAGCAGCTAGAAAGTTCTTAATGGATAAATAAAAATAAAAGACAATGAAACAGATAATCAAATATAAGAGCAGAGAGGAGTGGTTGCAGAACCGCTCGAAGGGAATAGGTGCAAGTGAAGCAGGCACAGTACTGGGACTGAACCCATGGGAAACACCATACCAGCTGTGGAGACGCAAGAAGGGCATCGACCCACCAAATGTGGAGAACTTTGCGATGGTTGCAGGACATCTGCTTGAGGATGCCGTGTCGCAGTTCTTCAAGCGAGAGAGCCATTGCCACATCATCAAGGCGAGCACAGACGACTACACCATCACGAACACCGATACACCGTATCTACGAGTAAGCCCAGACCGTACCTTCTGGAGAGTTGGGGCAACACACAACGAAGCCAGCAAGAGCATCCTAGAGTGCAAGACCACGCAGATGCAGATAGACGCAGACGACCTTCCGAAACATTGGTTCTGCCAGCTTCAGATGAACCTAGGAGTGGGCGAATACAAGGATGGAGCACTTGCCTGGCTGACAGCAGGCCGGGAGTTCGGCTACCGAGACATCGATTTCGACCCCGAATTCTTCGGATGGATGAGGGACGAGATAACCAAGTTCTGGATTGACTACATCGTGGGCAACCAAGAACCGCCTGCCTACAGCGCACAAGACGTTCTTTTGAAGTCACCACTGCACAAGGCAGGAAAGGAGATTGAAGCCACAGCCGAAATCGGGGACATGCTTATCGAGTTGAAGGACATCAAGGAGAAGGGCAAGGCACTGGAGAACCGACAGAAGGAGATTGAGGACAACTTGAAGCTGTTCTTCGGGGACGCTGAAAGCATCGTTGACGGAAACGGCAAGACGCTGGCAACGTGGAAAGCACCGAAGGCAAGCGAGAAGTTCGATGCCAAGGCTTTTCAGACAGACCATCCCGAGGAATGCGCTGCCTACATCAAGCAGGTGCAGGGAGCGCGAAGATTACTCATTAAGTAAAGGCAGGACTTATGGCTAGCGTTCCTATATCAAAAACCGACCTAAGAAATATAATTTCCCACCTGGAGAATTATATTTCTCTAGGTGGGAAAGTGACAGCACCGACCGACACAAGCCAGCGGAACAAAATCCGTATGGCTACCGTGTTAAAACGGAAGCTGGAAAAGAAAATATCATTATCAGAATAAAACATCATGAGTGATTCATTTATCTTATACACATCAGACTATCAATTAATCGAGGGGCTGACGGACGAGCAACTCGGGCAACTGACCCGGGCACTCTTCATATACGCAAGGTATGGCGAGGTTATCAATCTGGAACCAGTCGTACGTATGGCTTTCGTTTTTATCAAAGACAAGATTGATAGAAACCAGCAGAAGTACCAAAAGAAATGCGAACGTAATCGTGAGAACATTCGTAAACGATGGAATAAATCGAATACGAATGATACCAAAGAAAACGAACGTATACCAATCGATACGAACGTATACGAACGTATACCAATCGATACGACACGATACCTAAGTGATAGTGATAGTGATAGTGATAGTGATAGTGATAGTGATAGTGATGCAAGTAAACTTGCAGATAATAATAAACCTTCTAAAGAAGGTATTCAGAGTGCATCGGTCAAGACCGAAGCACCCGGTGGCGGCAAGGTTTCGAAATCTCAAAAGATAGACTATGCTGCCGTCAAGGAATACTGGAACCGCAAGCATGATGAGACGAAGAGTGCGATGCCGCCTATTACGCTAATGACTGAGAACCGCAAGGTGATGGTCAAGGCAAGGGTTCGTCAATGCAAGGGAGACGTGAAAACTCTGTACCGGGTAATTGACATTGCGATGGCATCCGACTTTATGAACGGCAACAACAAGCATGGGTGGCTCGGAAAGTTTGATTGGATATTCGGTAATGAGCAGAATTTCGCAAAGGTGCTGGAAGGCAACTTCAACAACGAGCCAGCCACAAGCCAGCAGCCGCAATCGGCAGCAGTCAAGGCGCAGGATCCTGCGGCAACGGCAAGACCGAGCATCGGGGAACTCTACGAGCAAGCCAAGCACCAGCAGCCATCGAGCCAGCAGAGCCAAGACAACAAGTTCCGGTGGGTAATCCAGCAGAACCTCGAAGACTTGAAGAAGAACCCGAACAACAAGCCTGCAAAGGATTCGCTGACAAGATACTACGAACGTGGAGTTCTGCAGCGGCTGGGCATCGACTGGAAGCCCGAAAAATAACGAATGAGGGCAAAATCAGCCGCTCTGGGACGTTTTCACGCTTCGGGCGGTAAATTATAAGGCAAACAGATTTTAAACGCTTAAAACAAAAGAATTATGGCAAAAGAAGTATGTATTGTAAACAACGAATGCTTCAAGACAGAATACCCGGTAGGGTCGACAATTAGCATTGAAGGTGTAAATTGCAAGGTGGTTGAGGATATAGGTCTATCTGGATATAACTGCAACGAGTGCATCTTGAACGGTAAGAGTGAAGGCATTATGTGCAGGAATCTTGCTTGCCTGAACACCGAAAGAGAAGACCGCAAGGACGTACACTTCATAAAGATTAAAGACCATGATAAAGATTAAAGACCATGAATGAATTATTTTTTTCACGAATGCAGAGCCGCTGGTCTTGTCTTCAAGACTTCTGAAGATTGGTTCAAGTGGCTGACCGAAAACAGCTACGACATCAAGAAACCGGTTGCAGAGCATGAAGGCTTCAAGTACAACATCAAGGATGAGTGCATCAATCCGCACGTAATCGAGTATGCCGTAGAGGGTGTAGACAACTGGGGATGGAAGGTAATGACCGCCAACACCCAGTTCGGCTGGATATGGGGCTACAGCATTCAGAAAGGGAAGCATGGGTACGACATCCCGGTAGCCTACCCGAGCAGATACGATGAGCTCGGCATCTTCTACGGTAATGAGAAGGAAGCGGAGCACGATGCCCTGATCTGCATCATCAGAGACCTCGAGAAGAATGCTGGAACCAAGAACAACAACCTCCTTCTCTGGGCGGCTAAGAATAAGCGAGCAGACATCATTCATCCACAGCAGGAACTTTTTAAATAACGAAAAATATGAAAAAGATAGAAATCATCACGGACGAACACCGACATCACGTATACGTTGGCAACACCGACTTCTGGCTCGATACCCAAGAACTGGTGGAACTATACAAGAAACTCGGACACGTAAAGTTATAAACAATAAAAACATTCAGACAATGGAACAGAAAGATATTGATATTTACGAGATACTCAAAGATGAAGAGTATGGTACAGAATTGTACACGCCAATATGCGGAAGGGTGTGGAACAGTGGAATGGCAAACGACAAGGACAGTGCGAAAGCAATCTGGACTGAGGACGAAGCTGGAAAAGAACACTTTTTCGACAAGAACGGAAAAGTCTCTAAAGAAGGAGAAGTTCTTCTCTTCCCTTCGAAACAAATGAGAGACTGGAGCAAGTTCTTCAAGAAGGGAGACGTGCTGGAGTTTGCAGGCGACAAGGGAGTACAAGGAACCTGCACCTTCGAGAAATTCGAGGATGAGACGAAGACACGCTTTCTCGGAAGATTCGTCAAGGAGAAAGAATGCTTGTGTTACAAGCGAGCTATAAGTTTCCGAACAGCCGATTTGGTCAAGAGCGATGATCCAGCAGGCTATATCCGATTCGTTGAAGAGCGGCTCGGGGGAAAGCTGAACCGGGAAACCCTGGAGATTGAGAAGCCAGCGAAACTTACGTTTGAAGTTGGAAAACTCTATGTTTTCAAAGAGGAAGACGAGGACGGAGAGCTGGCAATCATTGGCAAGCTCATCGACAAGAACGAAAGCGAAGATACGCTGACATTCGGCAACCAGTACGAAATCGAGAACGAGAAGTTCGTGACCGACCAAGCCTTCGACCTGCGTATCAGCGTTAACAAGGAACTGCGAGAAGCTACAGAGAACGAAGTCGAACTGTTCAATAAACATTACGCTATCTGGAAGAAAGAGAATGAGCAGCCTTGCTTCAAGACCTTTGACAAGGTGCTGGTAAGGAACGGAAAGAGATTAAAGTGGCAGCCAGCCTTCTTCGTTCGTGACCGTGGAGAGGGAGCAATTTACAGATATAAAGTCTTGCTTATCGAAAAAGGAAAAGTGGGAGACTTCACCAGCTGCATCCCATACGAGGGTCATGAGGATTTTGCCTTTGCTGACTACGACTACGTAGACTTACCATTCTAGGACGCATGGCGAGTGAAATATGCAATGCTTGCGATGCCGGGCGAAACTGCATAAACGGCATATACTGCCCGGCACGCAAGCAATATGTAGAACATCAGGTAATACTTGAATGCAATGAGCGATTTCGCAACAAGGGAGAAGAACAGAACGTACTACCAGGAGCACCGGGAACAGATCCTCAGAGCCACAAAGGAGTGGCGAAAGAGAAACCGGGAAAAATACCGGGCGTATCAAAAGGAGTACTGGAGTAAGCACTACCGGAACTACGGTACAAAGAACCGGGTAGCCGACAGAGCGATGCGTGGTGAGAGGAAAAAGCCGGACTTAGAGAAGGCTCTTTCCATGTTCAAGAATCCGCAGCAGGCAGCGCATCTGGCATGGCTGCTCGAAAACAAAAAGAATAATCGGTCGTGAGTTCAATAATAGAGTTTTTAACCAGCGAGGACAGAAGGGGATAGGCTCTCATATATCGGCAACGTAATAAAGTCTTATAACATCTTGAAATTACTATATGAAAGCCAGAAACGTATCTCCCGAAGTCTGACAACAAACAAAGAAAGCGAGGTGGTACATGAAGAAGTAAGAAAAAGAAATCGTTAGAAATAATGCTTTTATTCATATTCGGCTGGCGGTGGAAGAAGGAAGAACCCTGCAACATATACATTTTGTTATTCATTATTTTGCCCGCAGGCGCAACTTCCGGAATCCCTGCCAGCTTTCTCTATCGCAACCGAAAAGAAGGGAAAGAAAGGGGTAGGGGATAGATAGGGATAATAACGCATGTGCGCACGTATATGCGCACGTAAAGTGTGCTGGATAATAAACTACACCAGCAAAACAAAATAAACGCTTATACGCGAAATTTGAACAAAATAAGTAATTCAAAGAAAAAAAATGGAAAAAGGAACAGTTATAATTGGAATCGACCCCGACAACCAAGAAAGCGGTGTCGGAGCAGTCTTTGACGACAAGAAGTTTCTCGCCTATAAAATGAACTTCCCAGCTTTGATAGATTACCTCAGAGCGATGAACGAGAGTTACAAGAAGATTAAGGTCGTTATTGAAGGCGGTTGGCTTAATAAGAGTAATTGGCATGTGCTTAATCGGTTCATGACAGCAGTCAAGGCAGCAGCAATCGGACGCTCTACCGGAATGAACCATCAGACCGGAATTCTCATCGTTGAGTGCTGCAAACACTACAATATCCCCTGCGAAATCATCAAGCCACTAAAGAAGTGCTGGAAGGGTAAAGACGGAAAAATCACGCAAGACGAAATTGCTTACTTTATAAGCCCTGACGGTAAGATGCCGAGAATGAACCAAGACCAGAGAGACGCACTTCTCCTCGCATGGGTCTGTGCAGGATACCCGGTTAGAGTGAAGCCGAAGAAACCGCAGACAACCCTGCAGAAGACCATTCGAGCCTTTGATGGATAATACAAAAACGAAGTGTTGGAAAAAGTTAAAAGTGTGCAAAGAACAAACAACTAAAGCAAAAAAGTCGTATCTTTGCACCAATGTTTATCAGATAAGCAGTTTTTTCGAACTTAAAACAAGAAGAAAATGAAAACAGAAGAAATCGCACTATCGAGGGTCAGCGAGAACGAAGCGAACCCTAGAACCATAACTGAGGCGAATTTCCAAAAGCTGGTAAAGAGCATCCTCGTCTTCCCTAAGATGCTCCAGCTTCGCCCTATAGTCGTAGACGAAACCTACAAGGCACTGGGTGGCAATATGAGAACGAGGGCATTATGCCACATCGCGAGCATGACACCGGAAGCCATCATGGACGTTCTCGACACAGACCAGCGACTGACTGATGCAGAGAAGCTGGCAATCGCCAGCTACTGGAGCCAGTGGAAGGAGCAGCCGACAGCGTCCATCGTCAAGGCATCAGACCTCACGGAATCGCAGAAGAAAGAATTCATCATCAAGGACAATGCAGGCTTCGGAGACTGGGACACCGATGCACTGGCGAACCAGTGGAATACCGACCTCTTGAAGGACTGGGGTATTCAAGACTGGCAGCTGCAAGGGTGGGTGAGTCCTGATTCATTGAAAAATGGAGAGCAGGCAGACGAGGATCAGAAGGAGGCAAAGGACGATGAGTTCGATGAGGACACAGAGAAAATCCCACAGCGGTGCAAGGAATGCGAACTGTGGCAACTCGGAAAACATCGCCTTATGTGCGGTGACTCCACGGATGCAGAGCAGGTCAAGTTCCTTATGGGGGGGCAAGTGGTTAATCTGTATCTTACAGACCCTCCATACAATGTTGGATATGGCTACGAAGGTTCTGCTATGATGAGCAAGAGAAAGCATAGAACGGATGGGCTGACGGTAAAGAACGACAAAATGGACAATGACAAGTTCCGGGATTTTCTGTCGGCTGCATTTTTGGCAGCAGAAGAAACCATGGAGAAGGGTGCTGCTTTCTATATTTTCCACAGCGACAATTATTCGATGTGGTTCAGAGAGGCTTTGATGAGCACGAAAGATTTGGAGCTACGTGAGACATTGATATGGAACAAGGATTCGCTTTGTCTCGGGCGGCAGGACTACCAGTGGAAGCATGAGCCGTGTCTTTATGGATGGAAAAATGGAGGTGCGCACAATTGGTTCAACGACAGAGCGCAGACAACGGTTATTGATATGGCTCGACCTAAGGTATCAAGGGAACACCCTACGATGAAGCCAGTGCCGCTTTTTGCTTATTTGATGGGCAATAGCACAAAGGAAGGTTGGAATGTATATGACGGGTTCGGTGGTAGTGGCACAACGCTTATCGCAGCCGAGCAGTTAAACCGCAATGCGTTCTTGATGGAGCTCGACCCACATTATTGCGATGTTATCATTGCACGATGGGAAAAGCTGACTGGCGAGAAAGCAGTCAAGATAGACGAATTTAAGAAGCAGGTCGAATAGTTGCGATGTGCCGGCTTTTCTCTTCAATGTTGATAAGCTACACCAGTTTGCGGAGAGAGCGGCACACACGCAAAATTCGCAGAAAATAACCGCCAAGGGAGCGGAAACGAAATTTTAAATCAAGAATTATTATGCCACAAGGTAATAACAACAAACATCGAGCGCAGAAAATCGACATCGAGAACCGCCTGCAGATTATCGCACCCCTATACCGCAAGGGGTGGACAGAGCGAGAAATCACGGCAGAGGTTCGCAAGCGGCTCGACAGACCGAAATACAACCAAGCGCACTGCGACATTCAGCGGTTATTGAAGGAGTGGAGGGAAGAGCGGCTGACCGACACAGACGAGAAAATAACCAGCGAGGTGGCAAGGTTGAAGCTGGTGATACGTGAAGCCTGGGAAGCGTGGGAGAAATCCAAAGAGGACTACCACGAAAAGACAGCGACCCAGCAGGGACTGCCAATCGTAGATGAGCGAGGAAAGCAGGTTTCAATCGAGACCGTCAAGGCGATAATGTACGATGCCGAGAAGCGAGGATTCGGAGAACCACGCTACCTCGACATCATCATCAAGGCAGAGACGCAGATTTGTAAGCTGCTCGGACTTGATAAGGTCGTGCTCGACCTGAACGCAGGATTCCAAGGCGGCATCGAGGTACGCTACATCAACTCGGGACACCAGTGTGCATCCAGCGAGCAGGAAGTAATCGAGCGTGAGGGCTTAGATAAAGAATAATTTTTTACCATAATTTTGTTTTAAGTTTTATTGTTTGAAAGTATGGCACTATTTGACGTTATTGGTGAACTGTATGACCCGAATGCGGACGTGAAGCCAAGGTTTCTCGTGAACCAGGGCGGCACGTCCTCGGGGAAGACATACACCATCATGCAGCGTCTTATAGTGCTTTCTTTTGAGCATCCGATGGCAATTATCACGGTGTGCGGTCAAGACCTCCCGAACCTTAAGGTGGGAGCCATGCGAGACCTCGACACCATCCTGCACACAAGGGCAGAGTTGCTGGACTGGTTCAAGAACAACAAGAGCGACAGCAGCTACAGAGGTAAGAATGGCTCCATCATCGAGTTCAAGAGTTATCAAGATGCGCAGGACGCAAAGAACGGTAAGCGAGACTATCTGTTTGTTAACGAGGCGAACGGTGTGCCCTACGAAGTGTTTTGGCAGCTTGCCATCCGAACCCGAAAGCAGGTGTTCATCGATTACAACCCTTCTGCAAGGTTCTGGGTACACAACAACATCATCGGCAGGGATGACTGCCGCTTGATCCTAAGCGACCACCGCAACAACAGATTCCTTACAGAGAGCGAGCACAAGAAAATTGAAGAGATTGACGACCCCGAACTTTGGAGAGTATATGCGCGTGGACTGACCGGAAAGATAACCGGGCTTATCTTCACAAACTGGGGCATCGTTGACAAGCTGCCACCAAGGGATGAGTGGAAGATGGATTGCTGGGGGTTGGACTTCGGATTTACAAACGACCCGACAGCACTTGAGCACCTTATATTGGCGCACGGAGAGTTGTGGGTGGATGAGGAAATCTACCAGCCGGGGCTGACGAACCAAGACATCGCAGACCGATGCAAGGAAAACGGACGGACGAAACGTGACCTTATCATTGCGGATTCGGCAGAGCCTAAGAGCATTCAGGAGATACACAACCAAGGGCTGTGGATAATACCAAGCACCAAGGGCAAGGACAGTATCAACAACGGCATCGACATCCTGCAGCGTTTCCGCATCAACATAACAAGACGCAGCCACGGCATCATCGGGAACATGCAGCAATACAAGTGGAAGAAGTCAAGGGATGGAGAAACCACGAACCAGCCGATAGACGCATTCAACCACGGCATAGACGCAATACGATACGTAGCCTTGAAGAAGTTATCCGTAGCAAGCCATGGAACGGCTAGGGCGCACGTATTAAGGCAAAGATAACGACAAAAAATATAAAGCGTATGGATATTAACACTACATTCAAGTACTGGCTGGCAGTGGCTAGGCACACCAGCTACAAAATCGGCAAGCAGCAACGACCAGCGTTTGTCGGAGGGAAACGAGTGCCCGACAATCTCAACCAGCTATCCATCGGGCAGCTGATAGACCTTTCCCAGCTATCAGACAGCGAGGAAAGTCTGTATCAGATAGTGACAACCGTCCTCGGTCTGAGCCACAATGAAGTGGAGCAGGCTAGGGCGGTTGATGTTGTTATGCTCATCGGTTGGGTAACATCAGAGGTGGAGCGCATCAATAAACTCTTCGAGAGTACAGATACAGCGAAGCCAACGAGACTGGAGAAGGAGGCAGGCATCGACACCCTGCGGTTCGGACTGTTCGGCATGCTGGACTGGTATGCGGTAAGGATGGGCATCAGCGACCACGACCAAGTGTTGAAGACACCATGGCTTCGCATCTACAAGTGCATGGAAATGGACAACAAGAGAAGCGTGTACGAGCGGAACCTGCAGAAGTTGCAGGCAGAAGAAATGAAACGTAAAACTAGATAATTATGGCAACAATCAGAGAAACATTGAAGCAGCTGGCAGCAGACACGCTACCAGACTACACCTACCTATTCGAGGACTGGGATACAGCGGACACCAAGCTGGAGAAACTAAGCTACCCAGCTATCGTCTGCATCATCCCAGCCAGCGGCACGACAGAGATACGCAACGGCAGAGTATACGACACCGTGAACGTAGCCCTGGCGTATCTCGACACCGTACCGAGGGGAGCGGAAGGAGAAGACAACGGAGAGTGCATCGACCGAATGAAGGTGGCAGGGGCAAGGATGATACGAGCCATCAACCAGTCGCACCAGTTCGAACCGCTTGAGGGGCAGCAGTACTACGAGACCATCATCGAGCGTTTGAGCACGATCGTGTCGGGCGTAATGTACTCCCTTCAGCTGACACAGAGCATAGGAGGGTGTGAGGTATGAGCAAGGGAGGCATTCAATTCGACCCCAAGGCGGCATCGCTCATCATGCGTGAGGAAGTGGAGAGAGCACGGCAGCTTATCATCAACCACATACGTATCAACGGACAGAACGCATCAGGGCGAACGATAGCGAGCCTAAAGGTGGAGCAGCCCAGCGAAGAAGAAACCATCCTCTGGGGACACAAGCCATTCGGGGTTCTCGAGACCGGACGAAGGGCAGGAAAGATACCATACGGCTTCCGTAGCATCATCCGGCAGTGGATGAAAGACAAGGGGCTGCATGGCAGATCTATCCCCTACAAGACCAAGCGGCAGCACAAGTACACTCCACAAGAGCGTGGCGACATGAGCATGGCAGGAGCCATCGCACACACCATCGCCAACAAGGGTTCTAAACTGCACCGGACTGGCGGCAGGGCTGACGTATACAGCAACGTTGTGCCCGACACGATGAAACGGCTCGGGCAGCGACTTATTTTCTTAATCCACCAGTCGGTGGGAAGTATCAAACTAAACAATGAGACGGTATGAGACAGACGACAAACAACAATATCACGATTCAATACCCGGACGCTGTAGGCTTCGCATTCTTGCCTTGCATCATCAAGGCGAGCGGCTCGGGTGTTGCGAGCATCGAGGCAACCATCAGCAGGGAGACCAAGACGTACACGTACAGCGTGGAAGCGTTTGCAGATAATTGCATCATGGACTACCGGGAGTATGTGCAGGCACTCTTCGATGGCATCAGCTTCGGGAACATCGACTACAGCAGGGAGAGCCAGAAGAGCAACCTCGGGTCGGTGTTCGATGTTTCCGTGAAGGTCAAGAACAGCGAGGGGAGCGACCTTGCGACATTCAGCTACACGACCTTCTACGTTTGGGGAGCGATGAGGGCAGGAGAGACGTGGAACGCAAACAAGAAGCTGACATGGTTCACGAACTTTCCATTCTCCTTCGGTCTATACATCAACGAGGAAACCAGCCTTCTTGTGTATGCGGACGGAAGGGTTACGAATAAGTACCTAGACATCGCAGAGCAGGGTATTTTCGAGATTACCAGCAAGGTTCTAAAGGCAGGAGCGAAATCCTACTCTATCAAGGACTATGACGGAAAGATACAGCAGGCGACTTTCGACACGACCTTTGATTTCACGTTCTATCTAAAGACCAGCAGCAAGTATACAGAACTTGCAGCCATCAAGACCGACAACACGGAGAAGGGTATCTACCTGCGTTGGGTTGACCGTCACGGCTTCTATCGCTACTGGCTATTCACGCAAGGCGATGAGAGCAGGGCGATAAGCAGCGACACCAGCTTTGTACGCAACAACCTCGGAGAGTATGACGACACAATATTCGGCTACCTCGGAGCGAACGGCAGAAGGCAGGGCTACGGCAGGGAGGACACAATACCACTTTGCGCACCATTGGTAGACAGCGAGACGTTCGATTTCCTGCAAGACTTGGCAAGCAGCCCGGTCGTTGATATGTACCTCGGTGGCGACAAGTGGCAGAGTGTGGCAATCAAGGCAGGAACCTACACCAAGACAACAGCAGAGTTGCAGGATTTCGTCTGCAACCTAGTTATTAACAATACACAGATTCAGCAGCTATGACAGACCAGCAACTATACATAGACGGTGTTCTTATGGATATGAGCGAGGATTCGGCAATCACGCTCGACATCAAGAGCAACCTTTTTCGTGACATCACGAAAATGACCGCCAACACGACATACACCATCAACCTGCCCAAGACAGCTCACAATATGGCTGTGCTGGAGTTTGCAGGGAAACCGAGCACCAGCAGCAAATACCCCTATATTTTCCACACAGCACGTTATTTCCGCAATGGACTGGAGATTATCCACAGCGGAAGGGCAAGCGTTCTGAGCGTCAAGGAAACAATCGAAATTTCGATTTATTGGGGATTGTTCCAGGCATTGGTAACGCTGCAATCGTCCGACCTAAAGCTGAACGAGTTGAATTGCACGAAGTATCTGCGTTTTACCAAGAACAACAGCTACGACACCTACGATAAGGCAATAGCGGATGGAGTATTCTATGGGAAATACGAAACGGCAGTTGCTAAGACATCAAGCGATGAATGGATGGGATTCGACATTAACGTGGGAGGAAACAGCGACACGACATACTCACTCGTTGAAGGTAAGATAAGAACTGGAACAGAAATAGGGAAGTATGTATCGGGCGAGGTTTTGACCGATGAGACATACCAGTGTGCAATCATACCTTTCGAGGCTGGAATGAGAGCAACCATCAGTAAGGTTTTAGGCAAGGGACAATTCAGGACATGGGCAATACTCGACACCAACAAGAACGTTATTAGCCTTGCCGATGATGCCGGAAAGACAGAAAAAGAAACTTATCCGGTATTGCCGGCTCCAGATCCTATTCTCGGAATGTTCGTGAGTGCAGGAGCGTGTATCGCCAATCTCAAAACGAGCGTTGCCATGGAGACAATATCCATCAGGGTTCGGGCAGAGAAGGCTGGCTCTGTCGAATACGGAGCACTTGATACTAAGACCGGAGAGACAACACCATGGGGAACGCATGAGGTTGCAGCCGGAGAAACAGAAATTAATGTTGTAAAGAGCAAGCCTTCCGGTCTCCTCGTATACATCAAGCCTTCAGTAGATAAGATGATAAGTATGGCGATAAGCACGGCTGTGGTTGCTTATTATCTCTCGGACGGTGAGTTATCCCAAGTGCAGGCAGCTGGAGCGTACAGCGTTAAATATACGAGCGAGAGCATGCCTATCGATGTAGACCTGCAAGCACCAGCAACAGCTGAATGGCTTATCGTCAACGCAATCAAGGAATATAGTACTGGAACGACTATTCTTGTTAAAAGTAATAGCGAGACGGAGAGCAATGCGAGAGCGAGCGGTGGCACGTTTAATGGAAGCGGCTCTTTTGGTGGAGGCAGTTCGATTTCTTTTGCAAGCAATGGAACAATCCAGCCAAGTGTCACGGCAAAGTATATCCTAGACCTTGTTACGGCACAGACTGGTGTGGCATTCGGCTGGAGCAATCAAGCGAAAGAAATCATAAAGGGACTTGCTGTACCACTGATTACAAGGAAGGCAGATGCGCAGACGGTTGTAGGCAGCTTTGAGGGCACTTTTTTCCAAACAGATAGTCTCGGTATTCTCGACTTCCAACCAACAAGCCTATCGGAGGTATTCGATGGGCTGGAGATTGGGCACAGATACAGCCAGCTGAATGTTAAGATTGCCTGTAAGATGATTTTTGATGTTCAAATGAACTGGTCGTGGGACGCATCGAAGGTTACACCTAGTGGGCACAAATCATGGAGTTTTGGAGAGGGAAGTACTGAGTCGCAGGCAGTCTACTCATATCCACCGAATTACATCGAGATGAAGGTTAAACATCGAAATAATGACGGAACTTGGAAGGAAACTCCATATATTGCAGGGTTGCAGCAGGATGAGATTTCTAGAAAATATGTGACCGATTACGAATCGGATAAGGTAAACGGAAGATTCATACACCTTGTAGCAGGACGAGGGGAGATAGATTTGGAAGAGGGCGACATCGTAACCTTTGAAATGAAGCACCCGAAAAATCAGGCATTAATTGGATTGAAGTGTTACAACGGACGGTTGACTGCCAGCATCAAGCAGAGCGATGAAGTACCATACGGTGGTAATTTCCCTATCGGCAAGAACCTTCCAGACATCAAGGTGACGGATTTCTTGAAGTGTATCTGCATTCTGACATCAACGTTTCCAAGCCAGCGGTTTACCGGTGGAACACTTACGTTTGCCGACATCGTGAACCTTTGGGAAGCCAAGGCACAAGCGGTGGACTGGACGAAGAAGCTCATCCCGAGCGAAGCCAGCAACCATCCAAGGCAGACCGATTTCAGCGTAGAGGACTACTGCCAGCATAATATCTACAAGTGGAAGGAAGACGACACCGTATATCAGCAGCACGATGCGGATATGACTATAGACAACAAGACGCTGGAGTATACGCAAGACGTCTGTACGCTACCATTTGCAGCCACGGACGGAAACCGCATACCGATATACGAATGGGAAAGCAAGCAATACACGTTTAATAATACAACGCTCACCACCCAAGTCGCAACGAAATACAAGGCATGTAAAGACCGAATAGTGAACCTGACGAAGAACGATGCCGGCTATGCGGAATTGGCTTTCAACATAGACCTTCAGGACATCTTCGACAACAAGCTGGAAAAGTTGAGAAAGACGGTGGCGAACCCACACCACATTGTGGAGCGGTTCAACCTTTCCGATATGGAGATACTGAACTTTGATGAGACGAAGCCAGTGTACCTTGCCCAGTACGGAGCGTATTTTGCGGTTCTCGAAATCAAGACAACGAGCAGCGGCTACAGCGAGGTTACAATGATAGAGTTGAACAACTAAAAAGAAAGAACTATGGTAAGTGAAGACAGACAGCAGATACTTGACATCAAGGTCAAGTACGAGGATGCAATCTATGGCATCATCAGATACAAAGAGAAGATAGACCAGTTGAAGGCAAGCATCAAGGACTTGCAGCAGCAGGAAAAAGACAAGACCATCACGACCAACGAGATGAAGGTACAGACGGAAGCCATCAACGCAACCATCAAGGAGTACCAGTACAACGCGCGCACCTTGCGGAAGGAGATCCAGAACAACGTGCGCACAGAGAACGAGCAGGAAGGCAGCTTGAAGCAGCTGCGTGCCCAGCTCTCGAATGCTACCAAGGCTTACGATGAGATGAGCCGTGCCGAGCGTGATAGTTCCAAGGGTCAGGAGATGCAGGAGCATATCCAAGACTTGATAGAGGAGCTGAAAGAGGCTGAGGAGGCTACTGGAAGATTCCAGCGCAGTGTCGGCAGCTATTACGATTCCATGATGAAGGCGGCTGACGACCTGCAGAACACCGAGTTTTTCGGTTTTGATGTTGTTGATGATACTGGAATCGGAAAGGTTATGGAAATGGGAAAGTCCGTGGAAGACCTAAAGGTAAAGTTTGGTGCGCTGAAAAATACGGCTCTTTCCTTATTGACCAACCCTTATTTCCTCGCTATGGCAGGTGTGGCAGGTGTCGGAATGGCTTTCAAATGGTTCTATGACTACAACAAGGGCATAGAGGAAGCCACACGCAAGACCATGCAGTTCACTGGGCTTTTCGGTGACGAAATGAAATCAGTGAGAAATCAAGCCTTGGCAATCAGCGAGACGTTTGGCGTGGATTTTGGCGAAACCTTGCAATCCGCAAATGTAATGAGCAAGCAGTTTGGCATCAGTGTATCAGAATCGCTAAAGCTCTTGCAAGATGGCTTTGTGGCTGGTGCGAATGCTAGTGATGAGTTCCTAGAGAACGTGAAGGAATACCCAACGTACCTGAAGGAGGCTGGATTGAATGCGGAGCAATTCGTGGCAATTTCAACCAACGCCACCAAGCAGGGAATATTCTCTGATAAGGGTCTTGACACCATCAAGGAGGGTAATCTTAGACTTCGAGAGATGACTACCGCAACAGCAGCCGCATTGGATGGCATAGGTATATCAAGCAAGAAAGTTCAGAAAGAACTGCAAAACGGTAGCAAAACCACATTCGACATCATGCAGGAGGTCGGTAACAAGCTAAAGGAGTTCCCTGCTTCATCAGCCAAGGTAGGAACAGCCATCGCAGATATATTTGGAGCTCCTGGCGAGGATGCAGGACTAAAGTACATTGAGACCCTCGGAGACATTGAGATGAATATGGATAAGGTCAAGGAACAATCCAGTGATGTTGCCAAGGCTCAGGAAAAGCAGGTGGAAGCCAACAAGCGTTTGAAGGATACCGCAAGTGCACTCTTTGACGTTACTGGTGGCGGCTTTGAAATGATGAAGGCTCAGGCGGCAACATTCGTGAGCAACCATCTAACGAAACTATTGAGGGCTATCATCAACCTTTATAACCAAAGCGTGGCATTTAGGGGATTGATTCAGTTGATAGGCTTTGCGTTTAAGTCTGTCGGACAGGTTGCCTTGCTTGCCTTCAACATCATCATAGATGCCATTAAGTTTGTAGCAAGACCAGTGAGGGGACTGTTGCAGATGTTTGAGGGCTTTTTCTCCTTTGACGTGAAGCAGATGCGAGACGGCTTCAACTCCATCTTTTCGGGTCTTGGAAATACCGTGAAGGAGGCTTGGGGAGACTTGAAGAAATTCGGCAGCGGAATGGCTGATGCTATCGTGGGTGGCATGAAGAATACTTTTAACCATGCTAACATCAAGATACCAGTCAGCGCAGATGCGCCATCCATGGCGACCGCCACAACCGACAACACAAAGCTCAAGGACGGCACTAATATCGCCAGCACTACCCCTAAGACCAAGAAGGAGAAGGCAGCAGCCGACAAGGCTGCAAAGGAGGAAGCCGAGCGCAGGAAGAAGCAGGAAAAGGAATTGCAGGAAGCGATTGCGCTTATTCAGCACAATTACAACGAGCAAGTAATGGACGCTAAGAAGCGATACCTCGCAGGTATGTACGACAACGAGCGAGACTACAGCAACGACCTCGAACAGCTTGAGAAGAACATGGTAGCGAGGAGTATTGACGCATACGTGGCGGCAGGGCAAATCGGAGCGGAAAAGGCGCAGGAAATGCAGGCAAAACTTCTCGACATCATGATTAAGGCGAAAGCGGACTTGAAGAACCAAGCCAAGGAGATTGTGGACGAACTCAACAAGGAGTTCGAGGATGCAGAGAAGGCACGCAAGGATGCGGACATCATGAACGGTGGCACTGGAGAGGAAGACGATACAGCCAAGCTGGAGAGATACAAGGCTTTCCTGGAGCAGAAGCTAGCAACGACACAAGAGAATGTTGAAGCGCAGAAGCAGCTACAGCAGGAACTACACGATACGACTTTGCAGTTGCAAGCTGACGAAAACAAAAACAAGCAACAGAAACTTCAAGAGCAGAACCAAATGATAGCCGATTATATCGGGGCAATCGGTGATGGTTTATCTTCGTTTTTCGAGAGCCAGGATCTGACTTTCCATAATTTCCTAAAAACCATGCTGACGACCTACCTAGATGCGATAGAGAAGCAAATAACTGCGACTTATGCAGCTATTCTTGCAGATAGTATTCTTCATGGTGGATGGGCAGGAGTTGCAAGTGCAGCAGCCAAACTTGCTTTAATCAAGGCAGCGTTTGCAGCAGCCAAGGCAGCAGTCAAGGGATTCTCCACTGGTGGCTACGTCCAAGGCTCGGGAACCGGAACCAGCGACAGCATCCCGGCAAGGCTTTCCAATGGCGAGAGCGTAATGACAGCCAAGGCGACTTCAATGTTCAGTCCGATATTATCCGCATTCAACCAGCTAGGCGGTGGTGTTCCTATCGTAGTAAACAACGGGAGCAGCAACATCGGCATGGATATGCTGGCGGCAGCTGTAGCTAGAGGGTATCAGATGGCTCCACAGCCAGTAGTGAGCGTGGAAGAAATAAACCGCACCCAGCGGAGAGTGCAGACGATAGAGAATATCGGCAGGATTTAAAGGGTAGTTATTTCTTCAAGATTCGCGTTCTAAGCGGTTTTCGCTTAAAGGTGGTAAAGTTACACGCACAAGGCAATAAAAACCGCTTAGAACGCAAAAATTCGGCTTATTTAGAAAAAATTAACTGCTTACGAGATAAACATATTGAAAAAATATCGTATCTTTGCAGCGTTTTAAAACTTAAAAAATCACGATTCAATGGCAAAACTCAGAATATACAACGACATCGACAGCCAAGACAACAAGTTCTGGTATCAATGGTGGGGAGGTGATTGCGTATGTTTTCAAGACATAGATGCTTTTGCGGCAAGCATACCGAAAGACGATGATACCATCGATATGCGCATCTTCTGCAATGGCGGCTCTGTGGTCGAAGGTTGGGCGATTTATGACCGACTGCGGCAGAGCGGTAAGAAGATTTCCTGCACCGTTGAGGGCAAGGCGGCATCCATGGCAACAATCATCATGCTCGCAGCACCAAAGGAGAGCCGCAAGGCATACGAGAACGCTGCCTTCCTCCTGCACAACCCTTGGGTTCCTGGCTGGTGTCTTGGCGACCAGCTGAACGCAAAGGACTTGAAGAATCATAGCGAGGAAATGCAGATGTGGCAGGATAAGATGGTGGACGCATACGTAGAGCGGTGCGAGTGCGACCGGGAAGAGATTCAAGCCTTGATGGATAAGGACATCTTCATCAGCACCAGCGAGGCTATGCGCCTAGGTCTTATCAGCAGCACCGTTGCACCAATCAGCGCAAGCGCATCGAAACGCAATATCGAAAATTTTATTAATTCAAAACAACAAAATCCAAAAGCAATGGAGAAGAAAACAGAAGTAAAGGCTTCTCTCCTCGACAAGATTCTCGCCAAGTTGGGCGTGAAGACACTGGAGGAAGCAGAGCAGGCGGTGGCAGAGCCACAAGCCAAGGCAGAGCCAAAGGCGATGGAGCTCAACACAGCAGACGGACAGACACTGACCGTTGAGCGTGAAGAGGGAGATCCACAAGTTGGCGACAAGGCAAGTCCGGACGGAACGTTTGAAATGCCGGACGGTAAGACAATTGTTGTCGAGGACGGTGTAATTACCGACATTCAGACCGCAGACAACACCGACACCGACAACGACAATGAGGGCGGTGAAGGCGGTGAAGGCGGCAGCGCATCAAGCACCGACAACGACACTGTAGCCAAGTTGAAGCAGCAGGTAGCAGCACTCAAACAGCAGTTTAACGAGACGAAGGCACAGCTGGCAGGCGCACAGAAACTCGCAAAGAGCAAGGAAGACATGCGCATCCTGAATGCCGTGAAGATGGCAGGCGGTGCTGAGAAGGTGTTGGCAGGCTACAGCAGCCACTACCAGCCAGCGCAGCGACAGCCAAGCGGCAAGGGCGCAGGCGACAACGTGAACGCTGTCGAGGAAGGCAAGAACGCCATCAAGGAGAGACTTGCCAAGCTCCACAAAAAGGGCAAGAAGTAACCAAGTATTAACCCATTAAATCAAAAGAAAATAATGGCAGGATTTACAAAAAAGCAACTCGAGAATCTTACACTCGAGCCAGAAAACCTCGCAAGCATCAAGGATGCCGTGCAGGAAACCTTCTACAACGATGAAGACTTCTCTTCATTCGTTAACATCATGAAGGTCAAGAACGATGATCCAATCGCACTTATCGGTGAGATGGAAATGGTCGGCAAGAAGGGTGGCGGTTGCGACCCTACCTACGAAGAGAAGGGTATCGCCAACTCTCAGAAGCGGTGGGAACTCGGGCAGTGGGAGATTCCTATCAAGATTTGTTACGAAGCATTGAAGGGTTCAATCGCAGAATACAGCCTTAAGACTGGAACAGCCATTGGCGACCTTACCAGCACAGACTTCATGACCATCTACACCGATGCACTCCAGCGAGCCATGCAGCAGATGATTTGGCGTTTCAGTTGGTTTGGCGACAAGGAGGCAGCACTGGCAGGTTCAGGTGGCGGCAAGCTGACAGCAGGGTCGGACGTTAGCATGTTCAACGTTTGTGACGGTCTGTTCAAGCGCATCTTTACAGCCACAGCGACAAAGAACCATACCACCATCGCAGCCAACAGTGAGACCACGACAGCAGAGCAGGTTTCAGCATTGCGCAATAAGGGTGCAGCTACAGCAGTCGTAGATGCAATCTTGATGGACGTAGACACACGTATCATTGACGATAGCGATGCGGTGTTGCTTATGACACGTTCGCTTGCTGACGCATTGACCTACGACACCAAGCAGACCTACCACGATATTATGCCGTGGGAGAAGGTGTTCGATGGCTTCGATGTAGCGATCTACAACGGAGTGAAGATTGCCCGTGTCGGCATCTGGGACAGAATGATTAATGCATACGAGAAGGGCGAGACGGCAATCAACCTTCCACACCGTGCGGTATTCTGTAATCCTAAACACCTCATGGTTGGTACTGACGCTGACAATCTCATCAGCGACCTCGACATCTGGTTCGACCAGAAGGAGCGCAGGAACTATCTCTACGCTACCGGTAAGATTGGCACGGCTCTCCTCGAAGAGGACATGATCCATGCAGCTTACTAATCGCTCCAAATTTTCAGTTTAGTATTAAGTTATTTTGACAATCCTCAACACCAACAAAACGGTGTTGGGGATATAACAATTAAAAACGAATTAATATGGCAACAACTTGCGAGAGCCTTATCGCTCAGGACATCATCATCCCTTGCGAAGACCAAGTAACAAAGGGACTGGAGGGCGATGGACTTATCATCAACCGAGACGACATCGACTTCACCAAGTCCGTTGTAGCGGGCAATATAATTAAAACATTAGTTTTGAAGACTGGCAAGAAAGCATACGCTATCCGGCAGGAAGGCAGCAAGCCATTCACTGGAACCAAGACCGAGCTGACCGTTGGCACGTATCGCAACAGCTGGAAGAACACAGTGGCAGTCGTGGTATTGGCAAACACACCTGACGTTTGCGCAAATATCATTGACGGACTGGCGAACGGAAAGTTCGTTATCATCCTGCGCAACCTTTCAAAGGGAGTGGACGGAAAGGCAGAGTATCAGGTGTTCGGATATGCGCAGGCACTGAAGGCAAGTGCAGGCGAGAACGACAAGTACTCAGACGACACCGAGGGTGGCTGGCTTATCACGCTGGAAGAGGAGAGCGTACCGAAGGCAGCTTATTTCTTCTTCGACACAGACAGCGAGACCACAGCAGCCAAGTATAAGAGCCTTCTGACGGAAGCAGCAGCGTAGCCTATGACATACAAGGAAGCAACAGCCAAGGTCTGGGAGTTGAAGGCACGTTTCGACAGTCCCTTTGATGCAACCGACAAGGCAGTTATTGAAACTCTCTATTTTGAGGTAACGCACAAGCGGTTTGTACCGACAACCTGCCAGCAGTGTTACCACGATGCTTTAATCGAAATTTATTTAAAACTCAAAAAAGAAAAGGCAATGCCAAAAACATGTAATTACGCTATGAAGGCAGGTTTCATCATTTCCTGCCCGGATTTCTACCATGGTAAGATTTTCACTAATGAGAACCTGACCGACAAGGTAGCGCATGAATATCTGACGAAGTACCCACACATGGAAAGCTACTTTCAGAAGATACCCAGCGATGAACTCATCGAGAACAAGCAGCCGCCAGCAGGCAGCGACAGCGGTGCAGATGATACCACCGGGAAAGATCCTGCCGAAAAAGCAGCAGGCAGCGACAAGAAGAAAAACCTCGACCAAGCCGAAAAAGCAGGCAAGGAAGAAGAGTAAAACAACAAGTAAAACGACACAAGCAATATGAACGTTAAGACAGTTAAGAAGCCAAAGCGAAGGGTTGATATTGGCTACGTAAGCCGATTTAAGATGCAGGCATACGGATATGATAATCTTTATCCGCAGAACCTCGCACGCATCACGGAAGCCAGCGGAACGGCAATGCTGTGCCTTAACCGATATGCCCGATTCATTGAGGGCTACGGCTTCGATAGCGACATTCTAGCAGCGTTGGCGATGAACCAGCAAGGGGACACGGCAGACGATTTGCTCCGGAACGTAGCGCAAGACCTCGCACGCTTTGGAGGCTTTGCCCTTCATGTAAACTACAACGTTCTAGGGCAGGTGTCGAGCGTGAGCCACGTACCCTTTGAGAATTGCCGACTGGAAGAGACGGACGACAAGGGGAACGTGGCGCACGTCTTGCTGCATCCAGACTGGGAGCAGAAGAAAACGAGGAACGGAAAGCGGTTGATGGTGAACGACAAGACTATCGAGCGCATCAACGTATTCAACCCCGACCCCGACATCGTTCTTGAACAGATTGAGAACTCTGGCGGCATCGACAGCTACAAGGGGCAGATTCTGTGGCAGAGCCTAGACGGACAGTTTATCTATCCGACAGCCTGCTACGATTCAGCCATCACGGAGATTTCGACCGATGAGGGACTGGGCAACGTGAAGATGCGAAACGTTCGCAACAACTTCCTCGTATCATGTATGCTCGTAACCAAGAAGGGCGTGCCGAAGTTCAACGAGGAAGGCGAAGAGGTGGAGAGCGGACAGATGATTTCCGATGAAGACCTTTTGCAGTTCCAAGGGGACGAGAACACAGCGAAGATTCTTGCGGTCGAGGTTGAGAACGAGGAAGACGAACCGAAGGTTGTCGCCTTCCCAACGAAGAACTTCGACAAGGAGTTCAGCGTGACCGACAGCAGCGTTATCGAGCGCATATACGCACAGTTCCATCAAGAACTCTTCTACTCCATCCGTATTGGCAAGCTGGGATTCAGCGGACAAGTTATGCAGGACGCTTACGAATACTATGCTGGCGAAGTGACAACCGAGCAGCGTTTCATCGAGCGAGCCTTCAAGAAGATTTTCAACAGCTGGCACGATCCAGCCATTCAGAACTTAGACCCCAAGCTGCAGCCGTTGAAGTATATCAGCAGCGAGGTGGCAGGGAACAATACGATAGATTAATTGAGCCTATGGGAGAACAAAGAAAACAACTTATCACGGTTGATCAGTTCAGAGAACTGGCACGACCGACCAGCACACACCTAGATGAGGATGAAGTGAACGCATACATTCGGGAATGCGAAGATGCGAACATCATACCAGCCATTGGGTGGGAGCGGTTCAAGGCAGCGACCGAGCAGGGAGAGTGGGGCGATTCAGTATTGCCCGATTTCCAGCCTGCAACTTTCCTGGACGGTGGCGAATACACCACCAAGAAGGAGGACGATTGCAGCCAAGACGAAACCAAGGAGCAGAAGTACACCAGCGGAATACGCAAGGCACTCGCTTATTTCGCGTATGCGAGACTTTTTCGTGCCGATGGCACAATTATAAGCCGAGCAGGTGGAATGCGCCACAGAGACGATTATTCAGACCATGTTCAAGACGTATCGAGCAACAAGCAGTACAACGACATATTGGATATGGCAGAAAGATATTTATCAGATGCACTCGAATACCTCAAGGCATTCACCCCGAAAGGAGAAGTGAAGCCACAGCGAGGAACGAGGGCACACATTCACGCAATAGGAGATTAATATATGGCAACAATAAACGAAATTAAACAGCAGGCGGCTGCGGTTAAGAACGCTACGCAGGTGGGTGAGAACACAGCCGAGAGGGTAGGCGGTGCTCTTGCTGGACTCGCGGAGATTGCAGAGCAGCAGGATTCTAAACTCAGCGGCTTAGTAGCTAAGCTATCAAACCATGTGGTTGAGAGATATGATGAAATCAAAGCAGTTTGGGCATTCGACAAGAAAATACCTAATGATGTTATTTATGCAAGACTTATCGGAAAATATTCTACATCAGAAATATATGGTAGTATAAGTAATGTATCTACAGGCAATAGCTTGACACATGAATTTAATAAAATAGATTTATCTTCTCAAGACCACGCTTGCAAGTTATATCTTACGCCACTAGATAATCAAGGTGTCACCCTTGAATACTTTACCGAGAGTGACCTTGCAAACTACATCAATGATGTTGATAGCAGGGAGAAGAAGGATATTCAAGATGTGAATGGAA